CTCTGGTGTCCGGTGACGCTCGGGTTAGATCTCATGCGGTAATTTCAGAGCATAAAATGATTTTTTGGGCGTCAAATGTCGGTTCGGAAAACGGCACACTAACCGTGTTTAACGGTAAAGATGGGTTAATTGTAACGCGTGGTTGTTTTGCTGGGACAGTTGATGAGTTTTTAGCAAAATCCGCCAAAGTGCATGATGATAAAACAAAAAATGAATACAAATTGCTAATCGAAGTGGCAAAAAGTCGAATCTTAGGTGTTAAAGATGAATGAGATCAATATAAACATTCCCTATTCAAGATTTTCCGATATTTTCGGGTGCTATTTTTATGTGCGAATGAATAGCGGTGACCCATCGTCTGTTACACGTGCGTTAGATGACGCTAAATACAGTTGGCTTATGTTTGGCTCTGAGTTGCGAAATGACATTATCCGGACGGCGGAATCAGCAAACTATCCTGCGGTAGTTAACAACTACGTAAATAATTTTATTGAGTGGGCCAACAGTCAATTTAATGCACCGCAAGATTACAACACAGCCAGACCACTGGTTGATATTTTGTCAGTGGTTAATATGGCAAAGGTAAACCATAAAGCGGGTGATTGATATGATTGTTTGGGCATTATTCGATAGTGGTAATGGCTGTTACACTCAAGCATCTGAGTTATTTAATCAAATTTGCGATAATGGTATAGAGATATACCCTATCGGCATAGATATTGAGAGTAAAAATAATCATTTTATTAATCTCAATTTAGCTGATTATAGTCGTATGTTTGGCGATAACAAGCTATTCGATGAGCTTGATAAACTGCCTAAACCTGATTTGATTATAGCTAGTCCGCCTTGTGAGAGTTGGTCGGTTGCAAGTGCAATGTGGGGAGGCAATGCAAGCTGGAAACAGGAAACTGGCGCAGTCAATCGTGAGTTATCAAAATTCACAGTAAGAAGTCGTGCGGATTATGATTTACCGCACGTCCAATTCAAATATGACCGCTCTTTCCTGAACCGCATTAATGGTGAGCTTTGTATCTATAACACGATAGAAATTATCAAACGATATGAGCCTAAAGTTTATGTAATAGAAAATCCAGCAAGTAGCAAGATTTGGTATTACATAGACGATATTTTAAATTTTAAAATTCCGTTTGATAACTTAGCTCATTATCATTGCTATAACTATCCACTGCGCAAGCCTACAAGGTTTAAAAGCAATATAAGGCTAGGATTAAGACATAATCAGAAGTTAAAGCCCGAAATCGGCTTTCAAAATTTTTCAAAATCATACAATGAAAGATCTAACATTCCACTTGAATTAATAGTGGATATATACAAAGCAGTAAATCAATATTTAACAAATCCAATAGGCGTTCCAAGTGAGCGCCTTTTGTTTTAATGGAGATAAGATGAAACCAATTCTGGATGCTTGCTGCGGCGGAAGAATGTTTTACTTTGATAAAAACAATCCGAACGTGCTTTTTGCAGATATAAGAAAACAAAAACTAAGTTTTAAGGATCATGACAAAATTAGACATTTAGAAGTATCGCCTGATGTAATCCATGATTTTACAGATATGCCGTACCCGGACAAATCATTTAAGTGCGTGATTTTTGATCCACCTCACTTAATAAAAGGTGGTGACAAATCTTGGTTGGTCAAAAAATACGGGCGACTTGACGAGGATTGGCGAACGCAGCTTAAAAAAGGTTTTGATGAGTGTATGAGGGTGCTTGATGATTTCGGCACCCTTATTTTTAAGTGGAACGAAACTCAAGTATCAGTTGGCGAGATTATTTCAATCTTAAATAAAACTCCAATTCTCGGGCATAAATCGGGAAAAGCGAACAATACGCATTGGATGTTATTCATGAAAATTGAGGAGAAAGAAAATGAAAGAATTTGACTTAGATGCAGCTTTAAATGGCGAGCCTGTGATATTGAGAAATGGGGAAAAAGCCGTTGTTAAATACAATTTGCTTAACGAGGTTGAAAAGCTAGAGGTAAGAGATGCCGAACATCCTTTAATTGGGTATAGATTTGATGGTATTTACATCAATACGACATCATGGAGCTTAACAGGTAAATCAGTACATTGGAATACCATGGAATATGACATCATTGGAATGTGGGAAGAGCCTAAACTAACGTCAGAACAAGTGCTTGAAAAGGCGTACCAGGAAAATCTACCGCTTGATGCAATCGGTAAAAAAGCATTTGTTATCGCAAAAACAAAGGATGGTGATTATGTGATGCAATGCGGGGAGGATAATCTGTATTTTGCGAGCAATAAAATAGAGTGGAAATTTTACAAAGACCCCGTGCCAAAATCCGACACAATCACAAACACAATCTCTTTACCTAAGCCGTTTTATCCAAAAGAATGTAGTGAGTATTTTTACATCTTAGACGGTAAAGTGACTTATAACTCAAATTATTATGAGCGCAATATTGTTTCTCGACAAAGAGCCATCAATGGGCAATGTTTTCGCACAGCAGAAGATGCTCAAAAATGGCTTGATTTTATGAAGAGTATGATGGAGTAAGTATTAGTGAGAAAGTTTATGAGTTTAAAACTGTTATGGATTTTTTACAGCTAACAGAAGAGCAATTTAAACGATTTTTGCCTGATTTTGCTAGTTGGTTCGCTATCCGCAAAAAATTCAAGCAGAACAAGCTGCGCTCAATGATAGATTGGGAGGTATTTTAAAAATCACTCCAGAGCCTGTTATTAAGTGGGTAGACGATGGCAAAGTTGGAGAAGTAAATTACATCGTAACAATTAAACAAAGCGGAGGTCGAGAATGAGAGGATTTACAGAATGGCTAATCTATTTATTGACTGGCGCTTTAGTCATTGCGATGGCTGGAGCTTGGATAGGTTTATTCTTTGGCGTTGCGTGAAAAGCGTTTTGCTGGGTAGTGTGATATGAGCGAATGGATTAAATGTTCTAAGCGGTTGTCATGGATGAGATTGGGGGGAGTATGAATATTTCAAATGAAAAATAGAAAGAAATCACAAAACAAAATTCGGAAATTAAATATAAATAGGAGATAAAAATGAATATTAAAAAATATTTTTCGGTTGATGTATCAAATGATATTCACATTATTAAATTACATGAAACATTAGAACAAGCAAAGGAGAGCTGTTTGGCTGATGCCACTGATGCGCATGAATTTGCAGACGACATGGACGAATACGAAAATTATGAGAGTAATGATTTACCGTATGCCGTTTATGGTGTGGTTTTAGGTAAGGCCGAATGCAAGAAAAAAACGTTAACAGAAGAGGAGAAAGATGAGCGCTGTTCCGATTTTGATTACGTCCTTGAAAAACCAGAAATTGTAGATTATCCGAAAGATGACAACTGGATTAAGTGTTCGGAGCGATTGCCTGAAATATTTGACCATAATGGATTAGAGCGAAGTGATGTAGTGATGTGTTTTGGTCTTGAAGAACAAGATGACCCAAAAACTTACTTTTTAGCGTATCGAGTGCATGGGAATCGTTTTTACAGTTTTAATGGTGAGTGCGCAAAAATAACTCACTGGCAACCACTCCCGTTGCCACCAACAGAATAACCAACGACCGCTAAAGTGCGGTCTTTTTTTTATTAACAACAAAGAGGAAAAAGAAAAAATGAAAAAATCAATCATTCATGTTGTGGTCGCCTGCACTATCGCAGCGTCATTATCCGCCTGCTCACCATTTTCGGTTGACGAAGGGGAAATTGGCTTAGTGACCCGCTATGGCGAAATTCAAGAAACTAAATCGGCAGGGTTACACTGGCGTAGTTGGCTTGAAGATGATGTTGTATTTAGCACACGTGAGCAAAAAGTCACTATCGGAAAATTTGATGACGTTGGTGATATTACCTCTGGTATTTCCGCTTATACCAGAGATACACAAACCGTCACCACGGCGCTAACCATCACGTTCAAATTAACCGACCCAGTGGCGGTTTACAAAAACTACCGCAATACAGATAACATGATCAACCAACTTCTTGAGCCACGTAGTCGTCAAGCGTTGGAAATCGTGTTTTCACGCTATTCAGCACAGTTGGCGTTGGAAAATCGGGCGCAATTAACCAATGATATTACGGCGCAAATCCGAGAGGCGGTGAAAGGATATCCTATTGAAATTACTGCGGTTCAAAGCGTGATCAACTTCAACAAAGAATATGAAAAACGTGTGGAAGAAAGTGTTCAAAAGAACGTCGCAATTCAAACCGAAGAGCGCAATTTGATTATTCAGCAGAAAAAAGCCGAAATTGCCCGTGTTGACGCACAAGCCAAAGCCGATGCCGAAGTAATCCAAGCTAAAGCCGATGCCGAAAAAGTGCGATTAGCCGGTGAGGCGGAAGCAGCCGCTATTCGCGCCAAAGGCGAGGCATTAAAAGAAAACCGTCAACTTGTGGACTTAACCGCAGCCGAAAAATGGAATGGTGTACTGCCAACAACCATGACACCAAGCGGAAGTGTACCATTTGTTAAGGTTGGTCAATAATGTCAGGTTGGTTAGCTGGCGTTGTTTTAGGTGGGGTGGCATTAGCCATCCTTTTTATTATGTTTTATCTAGATAAAATGGAGTAACAAAATGTATTTCTTGGGAGTTCTTTCCGGAATTGCAATCGCATTTGCCGCGCAAGCTTTCTTCCGTCAGTACAAGTTGACGGAAAGAAATAAAGAAGATTAATCATTGACATACCGCCCTTTTGGGCGGTTTTTTATTGGAGTAAAAAATGTACAAAACACCTCTATTTATTTGTAGATTGCTTAAACGTGAGCCTGTAACCCCATGGAAAGAGTTACTAGATAGCTTGGAGAATACCCCTCAAGAATGGGTATCTGATGAATTTACTTTGATAAATAAAAGAAATAAAGCAGAATTTTGGATTGCAAATGGATACTATTTTTTAAAAATGTATCCTGGCGAATTAGCAATCCCAATCTCTCAAAGATACAGAATTTACAAGGCCGTAAACGAGATACAAGCCGCTAGATTTAAATCAAACAAATAATGGATTTTTATTGGAGTAAATATGGATATTAATATCTACGAAGATTTTTTATCAAAAGCAGAAATTGAGTTTTTGACTGGCAGAAAGCAGAAATCTCTTGTTGTTGAGCAGCTAAATGCGATGGGTATACCTTTTAAGCGGAACGCCAACGGGTATCCTATTGTACGCAGAGATTATGACAAAGTAAAATCTCGAACTGCTAAAACTGAATCTCAAAATTATGAAAATAATGCTTGGAGACCATCTGTGCTACAGGCGTAGGAGGTATGTATGGCCAGACCACGTAAGCGCGAAAACCAGGGCTTACCACAAAACTTGTTATGTCGTAAACGCCAAAGAAAAAATGGGAAGATTGTAACCTATTACTATTATGTAATGATAGATAAAAAAGAAAAGTCACTGGGGACGGATAAGCATCTAGCTGTATTAGAAACGGCTAAGCTCAATTGTGACAGGGTTTTAATGAAAAGTGAAGTCGCCACATTCTTGACAGTTGCAATAAGATATGAAAATGAAGTATTGCCGATGAAGGCAGAAGGAACGCAAAGAACCAACAAAACAAACATTAAACGCTTGCTTGAGTTTTTCGGCAATCCACCAGCCCCGCTTGATGACATTGAGCCATACCATATAAAACAATATTTAGACTGGCGAAAACATCAAACTGCATCAGCAAATAATGAGGTTGCATTATTTCACCACATATGGATGAAAGCCCGTGAATGGGGATATACAAAATACTCCTGCCCGAGCGAAGGAATCCAGCGATACAAGGTTAAGTTCCGCGACATTTACGTGGAAGACCACATTTTTGAAATGTTAAGAGAATCAGCTGATCCGATATTAAGAGACTTGCTTGACGTGGCTTACCTTACAGGACAAAGACCAGTTGATATAGTTAATCTCCAGCCGAGTCAAATCATTGATGGAGTATGGCAAGTTAGACAGCAAAAAACAAAAAATAAAGTAAGTATCGCAATTGTAGGGAAATTAAAAGAGATCTTAGATAGGAGGATGGCGGAAAATAAACCCTATCTATTCTGCAACAAGTACGGGAATAGGTTAAAGCCAATAATTCTGACTCACTGGTTTATCAAGCTAAGAGCCAAAGCCGCTAAAAAACATCCTGAATTTTCAGACGAGCTCCTTGCCGTCCAATTCAGAGATATACGTGCGAAAGCTGGTACGGATAAATTTTTGTCTTCTGACACCGAATCGGCTCAAAAACAACTTGGCCATACAAACGCCCAGATGACAAGACGTTACATCAGAAGGAATAAGATCGTCCAGCCAACTAAGCTATAATTTCGGAACGCTTTGTATAATTTCGGAACGATAGTAATTTAAATAATAATTAATTTATTGAAATCATTAATATTTCTTAGTTGATACATACCATCTAAATTTTTGTTATAAAAAACGACCGCACTT